ACAGGCCTCACAAGTTATCCACAGGCGGACCCGAAACCCCACAGGCTTTCCCACAAGTTATCCACAGGCTCACCCGCTATGAGTGAATGCCCTGTCTGCGAGAGAAGTCCGTGCATCTGGGTACCGGTGATGAGCTGTCTTGAGCTGAGAGCGCCGCGCGCCAAACGTCCCCAAAACACTGGGATCGATCTGCATGCCCTCTCTAGGGCCGATCCTGTCCGCGCGTACATGCTGGGGTGCGAGGCCCGGGATGAGCTCGAGGCAGGAACTCCAGCGCCCGAGGTAGCGGCTTTCACCGTTATCAAGCTCTCCACGCTTCACCAAATGACCAGCCGGGCCCGGAGGAAGGCCAGAAAGGCAGGCGCCAGTGGAAACGGTTGATGGGTTTGAGGAGCTCCTCGAGGAGATCTGCCAGCTGGCGCGCCTGGAGTTAACGCGCGCCCGGGTGCGCGCGGCCGTGCTCTCCGAGGAGGTCATCCTCCTACCCGCGCGGCTCTTTCGAGAGGCCTCCGAGCACCTCGAGGGGTGCTGCGTGACGTGCTGGGCCCCGCGTCCGAAGGGCGCGCGGCTCAAGGAGGTGAGCGAGAGACCTCTCTATACCTGCCCGCGCTATGCCTGTGCCTACCTCTGGGATCAGGCTCGGCAGGCAGCCACCGAGGAACAGGCCTATGTGCGAGCCCTCGAGGCCTCACCGGATCCTGTCCTCATGAATGCCGTTTTCACCAACGTAGGTTGATAGGAGCTGTGCACGTGTCATGGATCTACATCCCGGGATGCCCCTCCGAGTCCTTTCCTTCTGCTCCGGAGGAGGAGGGCTCGATCTCGGCGTTGGATTGGCGTTTCCAGCTTCTCGCACAGTCTGTTACGTGGAACGAGAAGCCTACGCGATCTCGGTCCTGGTATCTCAAATGCAAAAGGGCGCTCTGGCTCAGGCGCCTGTGTGGAGTGATGCCTATACCTTCGATGGCAAACCATGGCGCGGCAAGGTGGATCAGCTCGTTGGGGGAACCCCTTGTCAGGACCTCTCCCTCTCCGGGAAGCGAAAGGGCCTCGATGGACCCAAGAGCCGCCTTTTTTTCCAATACCTCAGGATCCTTGAGGAGACGGAAGCTCCGCTCGCCCTCTGGGAAAACGTTGGAGGATCAGCTCGGGTTCTTCCCCGAGTCTGCAGTGAGTTTGAAAAGCGAGGTTACCGCGGGGCCTACGCCCTTGTTTATGCAGGTGATGTTGGCTCCCCTCAGAGCCGAGGACGTTACTTCCTACTCGCCGTTAGGAATGGGGTTCGCCTCATTCAGACACCGGAGGACGTGGCCAACACCTCGAGCATCGGAACGAACCAGAGCAGGGGAGACAATGGAGAAACGGCCAGGCCCCAGATTGCCGGGCGTAGCCAACCACTGGACGGCGCGGAACTGGCCTACTCCGAGGGCCTCGGATGGAGACAAGGGCAGTCCCAATCAGATAGGCTCGAAAGGGGACGTGATGCTCACCGGGGCGGTGATGAGGTGGCCCACCCCCACAGTCAACGAGCGGCCGTCCTCGAATACCATAGCAACGCGGTGGGCAACCCCGAAGGCGCGGGACTGGAAGAGCGAGGAGGCCTCAGAAGAGACGCTCTCGGCCAATTCCAGACCTTTGAACGAACAAGCCTTGCAGGCCTGCCAGTCTGGCCCCCTGGCCAGGATGATCAAGAGCGGTGGGCTGAGATCCTCGATCGGTGGCCGTTCCTCGCGCCTGCGGTTGAATCCGGCATTCGTGGAATGGCTCATGGGGTGGCCGATCGGCTGGACGTTGTCCGAGCCCTTCGTGAACTGCGATCCTTCCGGCTCAGGGTTCTGGGGAATGGCGTTGTCCCCCTCCAAGCCTTTCATGCCATCACGGGCCTCTGGAGACACCTCTCGAGAGGGTGGTGAGCAGTGAGGCTCCCAGGCATCACCTTTCACATCCCCATGCGCACGGTGAGCGCGTCCAACGTCCGAGAGTTCCATATGAGCCGAGCGCGACGTGTAAAGAAGGAGCGCACGGCCGCGCGCGTCCATGCCCCTAAATGGGTGCTCGAGCCGCTCCTGGAGGTAAAGATCACCCGGAAGGGGCCCGGCACGCTCGATGATGATAATTTGAGGAGTTCCCTTAAGGCGATACGTGACGGCCTGGCGGACTGGCTTAGGGTGGACGATCGTTCACCGCTCGTTCGGTGGGAGTATGGCCAGGAGCGAGCCAGGGAATGGAGCATCACCGTGGAGGTGCGGCCCATGCTTCCAGGTGGGACTCTTCCAGGCGATGCCGCCAGAGCCAGGGCCTCTCTCGAGGCCAGCATTGGGAAATCCTCTCAGACAACATCGTCTCCCTCTTCCTCGATAAACAAAGCACTTGTGCGGCCCAACTTCTCGAGCGCGCGCAAATACTAAAGCCATCACCATGCTCAGGGCCCTTTCATCCCGTGGGCCATCCTTGAGCATGGAAACCTTCAGGCCCACGGATTCCTATATGAATGCAAACCTATTTTTCTGCCTAGCCATTCTCGCCCATGCTTGCACACCTCCAGATCCGATCCCAAGTCCACCGGATGGAGGGGTTCCTTCAGACGGCGGGCTCCTCTCCCCGCGCACCGTCTGGCGAGAGATCTGGAGCGGAGCCACCACCTCGGCCCCACCTGCCGGCTGGGATGCTGGGGGCCCTGCTGATGAGACGGGCAATCCCTGGACTGGCTGCCTCACCGTGGAGAGCGGGCTCGAGCCCTGGAAGGAGCATGGTGGACAGATCTTGAGGATCCGTCCACTCGAGAAGACTGCCAAATCATGCACCCTTGAGGGGCCAGTCTTCAGGGTCCAGGAGTCAGGGCCCATCGTCTATGCGGCGGAGTACATGCGCCCTACACAAGCCTTTCCGGCAAACACGATGCCCGCTCGATTCACCTTTTATCTGATCTGGCTTGGACCGGGCTGCACCAAGGAAATTGATAGACGAAAGCTCGAGACAGCCAACTACCCCACCACAGAGGTATGGCAACGGGTCGCAATCCAGATAGACGAGAAGCCAAGTTCGGCCGAGTGCGCGCGGGCTGTGTTGGTGATTGGGGCCGAGCCCCGAGAGCTCCTCCTCGGCAATGTGGAGATGGTGGCCTACTAATGAGAGCGCTCATTCTGGCCGCCGCGCTTCTCTCCGGGTGCTTTGAAAGAGCGGGTTTACCCCCATGCGACCCCGACATTTGCGATCCAGCATGCCACTTAACGCACACCCCCGAGATGTGCAATAAGAGGCAGCTATGTGAATGCCCGAAGTGATCATTTCTTGGGTTTACGTTTGCTCAGGGCCTTTTGAGAAGCGGGAGACGTAGACGCAGGGCCTCTCAGAAACACCATTGAGGCCTTGCGCTCCACGTTGATAATGAAAGAGCAGGAGGGGGGATCGTCTGCCCCTCCTGGATTTCCATTATAGAGGGTGATGGACACTGTATCTGTCGCCGTCACCCGGGCCTTGGAAACAAAGGTGGTTGAGGTGAGAGCGCAATCTGCCGTCACTCCTACCCAGTCCCCCGAGAGAGCCCCTGATATCGTAGCCGTGAGCGTAGAGGCGCTACTAGCGGCAATCGAACCAAAATCCAGGGTTGCGGTTCCTAGATAGTGGTGAGTAATCGGTGTGCTCCCGTTGAGCGATAGGCCGTCATCATCAGTCATCAGCACGGGGCTTCCGACGTAATCATTCGTGAAGTAGTTGTCTATTCCTACCCGTGAGTCGAGCCTTATTGATCCATTCACGATGAAATCACCGGGGGCGATGATGTTGGCCCCATTGCTATAGAGATAATCAGTGGTCCCCGTCCCGAGATGGAGCCTGGCCCCGTTCGTGATGAACTTCAGACCGTCTGATCCATTTGCGGCCGAGGACTCGAGCCTCAAGGCGCGGAACACAGAAGGTGTGAAGATGTTGGTTCCATCGCTGTAGAGGTAATCATTGGTTCCCTGGCCGAGATGGAGTCTCCCTCCGTTGGTGATAATACGGATCGCGTCCGCACCTTCCGTCCCCAGAGCATAGAGCGCCTGAGCGCTAAAGAAATCAAAGCTGGAGGCGTTGAGACTGCTGTTGTCAAACCACAGATAACGTGTCTGCGCATCGTCAAAGTAGATCTTCCCAAACGTGGGTATATTGATGGCTCCATTTGTGCTTAGAAGGGTGAGGCTATTAAAGGTGCAGTCTGTTCCCAGGCCGCACCCTCGGCCCCGAAGTCCTTGGGCGTGGGAGACGGTGGCCGACAGAAAAACGATAAACGCAAGGAGCCTCACCGAATCACCCCCGGATAGATGCGGACGGTTACGGTTGATCCGCCCGAGACGCCCACGGAATCAGCGGCGTAGAGAACAAAGCCATACCCCGTGTCCACCTCTTCCCCTGCGAATGTCTGGCATTGTTCACCGCTGATCGTTACCTGCCGATCGAGATCGGGGTTCCTCATCCATACCACCTCAAGCACGCCCCACCGGTAGGCACGCACGTAGCCCGTCCCATCGAGCGTCTCTCCCTCCTCGGCGCAGATCGTCACGAAGTAGGAGCGGAGTCCCGTCAGGGCCAGGGGCCGAACGGATGGGGCTTGCGTGTTAGGATTGACGGTGGGCGCCGCGCGGGTGGTGGACTGCACCTCCACGAATGGCGGGTGTGAGAGCGTCTGCGCCTCCACGGTGGATCCCAGGAGGCCGAGAATCGCCAGGACGAGAAGAGCAAGGGCGGTAACGTGTCGATAGGCAATGACAACCTGTTTCATGACATGAGACTCCTACGGTTGGAAAGGCGCGCGGATTCGGAGAGCTCACCCTCGATCCGTCTGGAGCTCCGCACCCCGGAGGGCTTGCGGCTGGCACTGGCCTCCTCAGGAGTGAAGCCCGCTTGATAGAAGGCGAGCGCCTCGGGCGTGGCGGACTCCTCGAGGGACTCTCCGAGAAGATGGCCCAGAGAGAGTCTCTGGCGATAATCGAGTCGGCTTCCCCGAAAGGAGGCAAGGCGCTCGAGCACGGTGTTTCTCAGCTCCTCATGGAGCGCGGGATAGACGGCCCTCAGGGCCTCCACCGCTTCCTGTGTGATGGTGCCGGCCGCCATAGACTCGAGCACGCCGATCGGATTCTCCACGGCCGAGACATACCGGGCGAACCGCTCGAGCTCGGCATCATCCGGCCGGAAGGGCTTTCTCAGCGCGGGGACATCGATCGGCGCGGGAGGTGGCTGCGGGGCCTTCTCTCGGAGGAAGGCAACGGCGCGGCGCGCGGCCTCGCCCAGCTGAGCGGCCGTCTGGGGCGTGAGGTTGCCAAGCGGCGCGGTCCTTTCGGCCACCTGATCGAGAAGGCCCGTGGGGTTGTCCGCCAGGCGCGCGATCTGCTCCGCCCGCTCGAGTGTCTCCTTGGGAGAGATGGCCTGGATCTTTCCGCGCGCCCCCTTAAGAAAGCCATCTACCGCCTTCCGGGCACGCTCCTGAGTCCTCATGGCGGATGATTCAAGGCTGGAGACGCCCCGGGCCCGCGCGGCGGCCCCCTTGTCTGCCTCGCTCGAGTAGTTGAGCCCCGCCGCCTGCATCGTCTCGCGGTAGCCCTCATCTGCAGACAGGGCACCGTGGAGTGCCCAGAGCTCGGCCTCGCCCGTCTGCGCCGCGCGCCTGAGGGCCTCGGTGAAGGGACCGAAGGGGGCCGCACCCGCCGCGGGCGTCTTCTCGGTGGCCTCCTGAACGATCTTCCGAAGGGCCCGCGCGCCCGCCCCCACCCCGCCGATCGTCCGTGCTCGGTGCATGTGGAGCGCCAGCAGTTGCGGCAACCGCTCTCGGCCCCACTTGTTGAGGATCGCTCCCGCCGCGCCAAAGAGAAGGCCCGTGGGAGAGGGCCCGCCGCCCGCCAGGAAACCCGCCGCCCCCGCGATGTTATCCGTGAGGGAAATGAAACGGTTGGACTCCCGGGCCGAGAGGCGCTTCTCGGCCATCTGCTCTAGTTCGCTCATGTCTCCATAGAGACGCTTGGCCCGCTTCCACGGTGAGAGGAGTTCCTCCGAGCCCTTCACCTTCCGCGAGAGGGCGGACACCTTCTCCTCGATCCCTGCGTTGATCATGCCCCGGAGTTTCCGGAGGGCCTCTTGCACGGGGCCCGGCTCGGCCGAGTCCCACCGGATGAAAGGATCGTAGCCGCGCTTGATCTCCTCTGCTTGCTGGAAGGAGAGCCGCTCGCCCATGCCCTCGAGGCGCTCGAGTTCCTTCTCGATCTTCGTGGCGATGCCCTCCCCCAGGGCGGGCCCGCGCTGCAGGGGCGCGAGGAGTTCCTTTCGGGCCCGCGCGGCCACCTCCTGGGGGTTGAAGAGATCCTCGGGCTGAGCCACCTCATCGAAGCGCCGCACCGCCTGGCCGATCTCCTCGGCCGCCTCCTGGCGCTTCTGTCCCAACAAACGGACCTTGTCCTCGAGCGAGACGGCCTTCTCATAGCGCGGATCCTCGAGGAGGGCGCGGGGAGCGCTCACCTCCTGGCCCTTCATGCGGAGCCGCTGCTTGGCCGCGCGCTGAATGTCCAGATCCCTGAGGACCCAGTTTTCTGGCGTGGGCCAGTCAAGCTCGAGGGCCTCAAAGAGCCTACGTACCCGGCCCGCGTTTCGCTCCACGCCTTCCTTGAGCTGTCCCCGGAGCTTGTCCCCGAGCTGATCGTCTGCGAGCACCTCATCAAAGGCACGCACCGGATCGGGCGCGCTTCCCTCGGGCGGGGCAGCTCGAGGCGTGGGGCCACCTGCCCCGAGCTCATCGATCAGCGTGGGCTCGGCATCCGGCCCCGCCGGCTGAGTGGCGGTGAGGGTGGGCTCGGCCTCATCGATCACCGCCTGGGTCTCTGGCGCCGCGCGCGTCTTGGCCGTCACGGTGCCGGGCTGTGTGGCCTCCTCGAGGGCCTCCACGGCTCGCGGGGCCGGGCGGGCCACCTCCTCGGCCGCGCGCGCCGCATCGTCCACCACCTCATCAGCGGCCCCGAATAGAGAGCGGAGTTTCTGGGCGCCCTTTACCGTCCCATAGCCCGTGCCGAGCCCCAGGAGCGCGCCGACCCCCACATCTGCAAGCACCTTCTCGGCCGTGGCATCCGCGCGCCCAAGGGCATCCTCGGTGATCGCGTGCCCCAGTCCTTGAAACCCGCCCTCCACCATGGCGGACACGGCCGCGCGCCGCGCGAGGCTGCCCCCCACCTGCTTTCCCACCGTGAGCCCCAGGCGAGCGACCGCGCCAGCTGGGGCTGCCTGCCCACCGGGGAGGAGCGCGGGGAGGATGGAACCCGCTATCTCCCCGCCGATCGAGGCCTCGGTGTTGCGCTTATCGAGTTCCCGGAGCGTCTCGGGGGAGACAAGGCCCGAGCGGGTGAGGAGCACGTCCGAGGCCCCGAGCGTAGCGCCTCGAGCAAGCCCGGCCGCCAGAGCCGAACCGGTGCGATCTCCATACTTACCCTGGAGCCGCTCCTCCTCGAGCTGCTTACTGGTGAGGATGCGATAGCCGCGGCCGGCCACCGCCTGGGGGGCCTCGAGGGCATCAATCGAGCCGCGGCGGCCGAGATCATCGAGCACCTCGACACGGCCCTTAGGAAGGACGTGGGTGCCGGCCGCAAGCCGCGCGTTCACCTCCTCATCCGGGATGGACTCCCACCGCTGAGAGGAGAGGTTGAAGAGCTCGGCCATGGGCCACCTACTGCGGCCGCTCGCGCGGCTGGAAGCTGGGCGCGCCTACGCGGCGGCCGGTGAAGTTGAACATCGCATCCGTATACCCGGAGGTGAAGGAGTCGAGGGCCTCCTCGAGCACCTTGCCCGTGCCCGCCTTCCACTCGAGCGGATCCTCTGGGAGGAGCGGCTCCATCACCTCAACGGTACCCTTGTCGAGAGCGCCTGTTTGCTCCAGGTTCTTGATTGACAGGAGGGCTTGAGATCGGAGGGCGCGCCCGGTGCGCACGGCCGTGCGATTGAACGTCTCGGGCCCATAGGAGTCCCGAAGTTTGATCATTTTCTGGAGCAGGCCCGAGATCTTCTCATACCCCGTCTTGAGTTCCCTGCCCTTCTTGGCAGAGTCATCATCGAGGGCCTCGCCTATGCCCGGAATCAACCGCTTGCGTTGCTCGGGAGTGAGCGTGGCCGGATCTGCCTCGGGCCCGGCCAAGGCCAGACCAGAGGCCTTCTGTCGGGCCTTGAGGGCCTCGGTGGCGATCTGCGTCCTTCGGAGTTCAAGCTCCTGGCGCTTCAACGCGAGATCGCCCGCCTTCTGTCGGAAGTCCATGAGGGCGTTTTGAAGCTCGAGATCGAGCTTGGCCCTCATCTCCACGCCGCGCTGCTTGGCCTCATCTCCTTGGGCATGGGCGAGGAGGATCTCGTTTCGTCCTTTGGCGAGGTTGATCGCGGCCACCTCGGCGGCGGCATCCGCCACGCGCTCATCCTGAAACCTCTGGCGCATGTAGGCGGTGAGCGTCTGTTCATTCCGGAGGGTGCCCTCGGCGGACGCAGTCTTTCGATCGAGATCCTCGCGCTGCAGGGCCAGATCGTTGCGGATGGCCTCCATCACATAGTCAGGCCCCCCGCCAAAGCCCGAGAGGAAGGCGGAGATCCCCGCGAGCACCTTTTGGCCCGAGCTCCTCGACTTCCACCACCGATCGGGATCGATCTTCTCCTTGGAGACGCGCTCGAGCTCATCCATCCGGGAGCGGAGCTTTGCCTCCTGTGTCTCAGCCCCCTTCTTACGGATCTCCTCTTTCTGGAGCCGCTCAGCCTCCCGGGCTTCCGCCGCCTTGATCTCCTCCGTCTTTCGCGCCTCCTCGGCCGCCGCCTGGGTCGCCTCGAGGGAAGCGCGCGCGGCCGCGGCCTCCTGCAGCTTGTCGAAAGCCTGGGAGATCTTCTTTTCGCCAGCAGACGGCGCGGCGGGCTTGAATGAGGGGACACCCCCAGAACCGCCCTCGCCAGGCGCGCCCGGCACAGCTGCCCCAGCTGGGACGGCTGCAGGAGCCGCGAGGGATGGAATGGCGGCATCCTCCACGGTGAGAGGCCGTTGGCTCGGGGTGGCGGGCTTCTCCTCTCCTTGCTTGAGCGCCTCGGAGAGGGGCTTAAGTCCGAGGCGCTTGTTACGATCGGCCTCGAGCGCAGCCGCGCGATCCCGGGCCTCCTGGCTGAAGGGCGGGGCCCAGTCCTGGAAGTGGCCTTTGATCTTGTCGAGGATCGAGGGCGCCTCCTTGGGCGTGGGTTTGCCCGTGTATTGCTCGAGCGCCTCCTCGGCGCGCGCCTGCATGAGAACGGACCGGGCCACCGGATCCGGTTCGTGCCGATAGTCGGGATCGTTCGTAGAGAGCCGGTAGCCCTCCTGGGTGAGCTGAGTGAGGGCCTCGGGAGGAACGATGCCGCGGGAGATGGCCTCGGGCGCGCCGTCCTCTCCCAGCTGGATACGGATCTGCTCCATCTTGCCATCCGCTCGAGGGCGGAGAATCTTTCGATCCCTCTCGGGAGGCAGTGGGGCAGGCGGCTCGAGGCCTGTGGGCAGGACGGCCGAGCGAATGGGAGCCCCGCCGCCCTCGGGCTCGATGAGCCACCCTCCCGCGCTATCCTTTCCCAGAACGCGCGGCATCACCCACCCCCGCCAGCTGCAGGGCCCGCCGCGCCCGTGCCGGCCGCCTGAGCTCCCGCGCGCGCCAGATCCTTCACGAACCCCACCCGCCGCCCGGCCGCACTGTCATAGGCGCCCGCCTGGATCGCGTTGATCTGGATGTTCTGATCGGTGAGGAGCTTCTCGAGGTCCATGGCCGCCTGTTGCTGCGCCAGGGCCAGGGAATAGCCTTGGGAGAGATAATACTGCACGGCCTGATCGTTGAGGGCCCTCTGGGCCTGCTCACTCTGCAGGTTGGCAAGGTTCGCCTGCTGAGAGAGCCCGGCCTGCTCCGAGGCGAGGGCGATGTCCTGGCCGCGCGCGCCTCCAGCCACCTGCCCCAGGAGATTCGCGGCCGATTGCTGCTCCTGCAGCGCGAGGGCGGCGGAGTCCGCCGCGGCGCCCTGCATGATCTCGGAGCGTTGGTTTTGTACCTCTCGGAGGGCTCCCGCGCTCCCCGGGCCTCGCACCCCCGCCGCGATGGCCAGGGCGTTCTGAGCGCTCCTGTCCGCCGCGCGTTGCAGCTGAGCACCCGCCACGGTGGGCCCCTGGCCCGAAGCCTGGCGGGCGAGGCTCGAGACAAGGCCACCTTGCGCGGCGCGGAACTCATCCTGTGGCCCCGTGGCGATCGTGGCTCCCGTGGTGGTGGCCGCCCCTCGGTCGCCCGAGTTCACCGCGCCTTGCTGGAACGTCTGGCGCATCCGCTCGGCCTCGGGGATCCGGGCCGCCCCCCGGTTCACGTCATAGGGATCGGCCTGATACTGGCCCGTGCCAAAGAAGCCCGGATCCTTGCCCGTTCCAAAGAGCTTGCCTCCCACGTACCGCCCGCCATCTGCCAGCGTATCGAGAAAGCCCACTGCTCACCTCGCTTACATGGTCCGGCTGGCGGGGAGCTTCCGCGCCACACCGGGAAGGATGCCAACCTCAAAGGTGAGCGCCGTCAAGGCGATGTCCCCGAGGTCCGCATCAGGATCCCCCAGGAGGCCCTGGGGAGTAAAGGTCCAGAGCAGACGGAGGGCCGTGCACTTCTGATTGGCGAGGTGCGCACGGACTGACAGCACCGTGCCGGCCCCGTTGCCGCTGTGATCGTAGGTCTTGGTTTCGGCGGCCGAGGTATCGTCATAGTCAATGAAGACCTCGGTCTGGATCTCGGTGTCCCCATCCACGGTGCCGAGGAGCAGGAAGCGGCGGATCCGCTGGATGCCCTGGATCTTGTCAAACACAAGCCACCCGGTGCCCACCTTCACCGGAACCGATACGCCTTGCGTGAAGTCCGAGATCGATCCGCCCTCCTTGCGCACGGCCTCGGACTCCTGGAAGAGTTCTTCCCCATCCGCTCTCACCGGGCGCCCGTTCCATACCGTGAGATCTTGGGTGGGCTGCAGGGTGAAGGTTGACCATTGAGACCACCGCCAGGAGTACACGAGCGTGCGTCCCTCCTCGGTGTAGAACCTCACCTCCTGATAGGGATCGGCCAGGCTCACCGCCTGAGTGATCGTGAGGGACTTGTAGAGATCCACCCCCGAGCCGATATAGGCGCTCTCGAGGGCCCGGGTGAGCAGATAGATCCCCGAGCTCGAGCCGTACATGATCCCGTCTGGCATGGAGACCACCGCGCGCCAGTCCGTGCACCCAAGGGCCCCGGTGATCGCGTTGGGCTTGGAGAAGCCGTTGTCCAGGCCATTGGCGGCGGGGCCTTCCCCGGTGATCACCGCGGCGGCCTCATCGGTGAAGAGGATGAGCCGCCCGTCAAGGGAGCTGAACGCCTGGAGTTCCCCCTTCACCTCCTCGAGGCCGTACACGAGCTGATCGCTCCAGGCGGTTCCCAGGCCTGAGACAATGGGCAAGCTGTGCGCGTAGCCCCGGGCATCCTCCATCCGGGTGACAAAGAGGTAGGAGCTATGGCGATGGATCGCGCGGTAGGCGGGAGGGGGCAGGTAGTCCAGGATCCTGCCCGTGGTGTAGAGGGCCTCCCCGGCCGTGAGATCGGCATCCGACAGAGTGTCGTAGAAGCCTGCCCACTGCTGGGCCCCGCCCGGGGGGTTGTCGGGGATGTAGCTCCAGGCCTTGCAGGTGACGGGCGCGGTGGGACTACTCACGCGATAGAACACCGTGCCATTTGCGACCGTACGATACACTATGATCCGAGTGAGGCCCCGCCTTGTCATGAGCGGCATGGGCACGTTCACCGTGACCATCTTGGCACTCGCGAGGGTGACGGACACGGCCGGGGAGGGCGCGCTCCTGTGGAGCCGCCCCTGAGCGTCCGTCCACTCATAGAGGGCGCGGTATTGGTAGGTGCCCGCGGGCAGGCCGCTCGATCCGCTTGTGGAGGTGGTGAGGCCCTCGGGAAACCAGTGGAAGCCGTCCTCGGTGAGGCTCGAGCCATCCCACAGGAGCGGGCAGGCCCCGCCGATGTGAAGGACGCTGTCCACCTCGAGGCGCGCCAGCTGGCAGGGCTCAACGTCCGCCTCGAGGGTGAGCTGAGAGATGCCGAGGGCGGTTGCATCAAACGCCGTCCCTCCCGAGGAGGCAAACGCGAGCCGCCCCCGCTCGGGCGCGGCAAGCTGCACCTCCCCGCTCGAGGTGAGCATGGGCCTGGGAAGGCCTGGCCCCGTGAGGCCGCCCGAGAGTGCGGCCAGGGCCCGGAGTACAACGCGGCCGGTGCTCACTTCGAGGAGGAAATAGGTGGGCTGCACTCCATCCCCGCGGCTGGTAGTGCCATAGGTGTCCAGGAAGATCGCGGGGACATACTGCCTTCCCTCGAATGAGAAGCCGTCTCCTCCGAGCCTGAGCCAGGGCACCCATTCGATCATGTCCAGCCCGGATGCCCACTCCACGATCCCCGAGGAGGTGAACTGGACGCGCTGGATCTCCGAGGCCTCATTGGGTTCAAGGAGAGCTGTCATCGTTCCGGTGGGACCTTCCACCATGGCCACCCGGTGCAGCGTGAAACCCGCCAGGGAGCCCATGACGTGCGTGGAGCCCTGTTGAACGTATGAGGTATTGAAGACGCGGAGCTCCCCCTGTTGAGCCGTTGCGTTGCGGTACACCAGAAAGAGGCGCGTTCCGTCTGCGAGCCTGGAAAGCGTCAGGCCCTCATTCTTGGCGGTGGAGATCACCACCGGGCCCGGGGAGGTGCTCGAGGGCGGCGCTCCAGTGGAGATCGAGAGGAAGGTGATGTCATTCCCCGAGCCGCTCGAGAGGCTGGGGGCGAAAGTCCAGATGTCAAAGACGGTATATGCGCCCGCCGAGAAGGTGATTGAAAGACCCGTGTTCACGTACGTGCCCGTGTCATCCCTCACGGTGATCGCGGTGGGCACACCCGCGGTGATGAGGATGTCCTCGGTGTTGGTGAGGTAGCCGCCCTCCGTGTAGCTCACCGAGAATCGCTTATTGCCGAGCCCGTCCGAAGTCACCGTGATCTTGATCTCCTCGAAACGCTGCGAGGAGGTTCCGGAGATCGTTGGGGTGGGCGCGCTCCCGCCCCCGATGTTGACGCCCACCGGGTAGCTCCAGGCGGCCGAGCTCGAGGTGTACGCGAGGACCGTCAGGCCACCGGCCCTCAGCACGGCGTCAAGCTCAGCCGGGTAGAGGGCGCCTGTCCTCTCGGTGGTGGTGACGTTGGTTCTCAGCTTTCCCCAGGTGAGCGCCGCGCTATACCCATCGGCGGGAGGCGTGAGGATCGGGGTGGTGTAGTTGACGGCCGTCGAATAGAGGTTCGGGCCGTCCGTGCAGAAGATCTGGAACTGGCTTGTGTTGGCCACAACGCGCATGGCCGGCCGTTGCTCATCCCGGTAGAGGGTGCGGATGAGCACGGCATCGGTGAGATAGGTGTTGGTGCGCGTGTCCACGATGGTGCAGCGGATCTCGTACTTCGGATAGTTTTCGGCGGACTCAATACCATTGGGGAACGCCGTGGGGTTCTCGGCCCAGACGTAGATCGAAAGGTAGTGGCTCGAGGCGTGGGCGCAGCAAAACCCCTCCTGAGGAAGCGCGCGGCGCACCGCCTGAAATCGCTGGAAGGCGAGCGGCACGCCGTCTCCATCCTGGCCGATCTGCATCCACCCGGCCTCGGAGTAGGTATAGACGTTGCCCGAGGACCACCGGAGGAGCTCCGTTCCCCGCCGCGCTACTGCGTTGGCCTCGGTTAGGTTCGATCCGGAACGGGCAATGTCCGTGATGGGAATGGAACCCCATCTCCTGCCGATCGTCCCTTTCCTGAAGACGGCATTCTCGAGCGTGAGGAGCTTGCCGGGGATGGTGAGCTTGGAATCGGTGGCCGTCTCGAGGCCCCCGGTGAACTTCACATCCACCACCTGTGTCACGAGCGCCATGACTGCACCTCAGGCGGCCAGGACCAGCAGCCGCAACCGATAGGCCACCCCATTAGAGAGGCCCGAGATGGAGGAGACGCGGATCCCCTGGAAGGTTCCGATCGTGATCGGCTCCCAGGTGAACGAGCACCCCGAGACACGCGCGCCCGTGTCCGCCACCGCCCCGAGGAAGAGCACGTCTCCAGGCGCGCCCGGGAAGCTGGCGTCAAGGGGGATCTCCTGATCAGAGAGGGGCGCGGTGAGCGAGGGATCTTCCGCGCGCGGCCACTCGAGCACCTCCCCTCGGAAGTGTTCCTCAAAGGTGAGGCCGTGCTCGAGCACCTTCTCTCGGAGGTTCTCGAGGACGCCCCGGAGATTCCGCTCGAGCCGGGTGAGGCTCTCGGGATCCTTGGGGCCCGTGACGGGGACATAGCGCTGCATTTTCATTCAGGGCGGCTCGAGCGGCGCGGCGTGGCACTACGGTAGAGGACATCTTGCACGCGATCGGGCTCACCCTGATCCCGCTCACTGGCCGCCTCGAGGATCTGGGCATCGAGCACCGTGAGGCGCCGCTGGAGCGCGTCCGTGGGCCGCTCCTCCTTGTCCACGCACTTGATCGCGGCCTCGAGGACGGCGCGCTCCTCCCACCCGTGGGGGAACTCGCACGTGTCACTTGGAGCTGTGAGATAGGTGAAGGACGGGACATAGAGGATCTCCGCTGTCACCGCCTGGCCGGGCTTGGGTCTGAGCTCGAGCGTCCTCAGGCCCTTCAACCGGTAGCGGACATCCTCTGGGGACGAGGAGAACTCCTCGGCGTTCCTGAGCCGGGCGCGGTCCTTCTGGGTGAACTTGCCCATCGGGAGCCACTTCCCGCTTGAGGAGTAGACATCGATCCCCAGGAGCTTGAGGAAGTCCGAGGGCAGGGCGTAGGTCTCCACGCCCTGGGGAAAGGTGGCCTCGAGCACCGTCTCGGCATAGTCCTCAAACAGGCCGATCAGCTTCTCATGAAGATCGGACAGAGCCCGGTTCAACCACTCATCCAGCCGATCGGTGGGAACAAAGTCGCTCCCCGTCTGATCGGCTGCATGAAGGGCGCGGGCCCTGAGCGTGGTGAGGGAGACGGCGGGCATTGGTCACTCCTGCGAATAGCTGCACATCCCCACGAAGTCTCGGAGGGCCGAGGTGAGGGCGGTGGCATCCCCGCTCTTGAATGCGTCCATTACCGCCTGTCCTGCGATCTCCAGGGAGCGATCGTCCGTCATCTCCTCGCCCTCTTCCTCGGCGGCTTCCTCCTTGGGCTTGCGCTTCTCGAGTCCCGCGACGATGGCCCCGAGGGCCTTCTCACTCTTTGGCAGGGCCATGATCACACCTTGGTATTGCTGGAGCCGGCTAGGTTGAGGGTGAAGTGAATGCGGTTGTTCGCATCGGCGGCCACGTTGGCCACCGCCTCGATCCCGCTCACGGCGTCCTGCTTGAGGGTGCGGATCTCGATCTTGCGGCTGGCTTCGGTGTACGCGCCGAGTTCCACGCTAAAGAGAGCCGCCGTCACGCACTGGGGGGAGACGGTGCAACTGATGATCTTCCGAAAGGGATCGGTGAGGGACAGCTCATAGACGCCTACCCCCGTCCTCACCACCGCCACCCCCACGCCCTTCACATCTGCCGGGCTCGAGGTGCCATTGGTATCGAAGCTCCCCGCCACGATGTAGATCCCCGGGGTGAGGGCACTCACATCCCACTTGCTTGCTCCACTGGGCATGACCTGGACTCCTTGAAAGAAAGGGCGCGCCCCCAGTCATGAGGGCACGCCCGGTGGGTACTGCTTGAATCAGACCGTGGGCAGCTGAATACGGCCGCTCCCCCCGGGGTTCTCGCACTCGAGGTTCGCGTAGTAGGCGAGTTCAAAACTGAAATCATCGTCCGTGCCACGGACAAGCTCGAGCCCATCGTCCTGGATCACGTGAGGGCACTCCTTGAGGGAGTCGAGGGTCCAATCCTCCATCCGGAGCGGGAAGGCCCAGCCGCGGGGGAAGTAGGGATCGGCCACCACCTTGCACTCGCCGCGCGGGTGGGCGAACACGATCGCGCGGAACCCGATCCCGAGCTCATTGGTGATGCGCCCGAGCTGCAGCTCCCCACGGGCGATGAGAAGGGTCTGCAGGATCTTCCAGTCATGGAAGGAGGTGAAGGCCACATCGGGATTCGCCTCATGGCGGCCCATCGTCACCAGCCCCTCGATCATTGCCTCCACGTGATCGCCCGCATCGGCCGTGTCCGTTACGCGGATGCCGGCCAGGCGCGTAGGATCCACGCTCCGGTTGACGCCGAGGAAACTGTCCGAGCCGCCCGGGGCCGTCTCGGGGATCCACGCCTGGACTCCGGTGATCTTGGCGTCATAGTCCCCCTGGGCATAGAGATAGTCCCCATCCACAGGAGACCATCCGCCCGTTGCCGTGTACGTGATCGTGCCGGCGTCGCGGTCCACTGCCGTCACGGTGCCAGTGCCCGCGCGGATCGTGCCCGAGTTCCCCGTCTTGTTCGGGTTGGCCTGCAGGATCATGTCCACTTCGACGTTGATCACGTCCTCGGCGTTGCGCAGGGTGATCACCCCGCCCGAGGGGTTGCCATCGAGCCGCCCGAACGCGCCCGAACCATCGCCCGTCACACCGAGAGCCAGGCTCTTCTTGATCAGGAGGATCTTGGACTTCATCTCCGTAGCGTAGGCCTTGACGATCGCGCCCTTGTCCTTCTCAGAAGCGAGCATCGTCTCGCGATCGATGTAGCCCACGGCGTAATCCTTCACGCGCTCGAGGGAGAACCGCTTGCCCCGGTGGGCCGTGGAGCCGCTCCGGGCCGTGGACATGGAGGACGCACGCCCCGCGCCCGTTCCATGGATGACCGCGATCTTTTTGTCCTCCCCGTAGAATTCTGTGTCCTTGTCCACCAAGGCCAGGAAGGGCATGTCTTGCTGCACTGCATACTTCACGCCCTTGGGATAGAGCGTCTTCAACGCCCATCCGAAGGTGTTCATATTGACGATCGTCATGGGTGCGACCCTTCAAAGGTTGAGGGGCGCGGATCGTGGTGTGCGGCGCGCCCTATGTCATCGGGCCCCGCGCATGGCGATCTTCAAGCGCTGCTTTTCGGAGAGCTTGTCCAGATCGAGCGCGCGGGGCTCCCCCACATGGCTTGCCGTGAGGGTCTTGGGAGTTTTCTTCTTGCTGCCGGGCCCCGCGCTTATGCCCTTGAGTTCTTCCGGAGTAAGGCCGAGTCTCTCCAAAGCCACGGGGTTTTTCAATAGGGCTTTGACTCGGGCCCGGTTCTTCTCGAGGAGGGCCTCCTCCACATGGCCGGCAAGCTCCTTGTAGTTGACTTCCTCCTCCTTCACCTTCCCGCGGTTCTCCACGGCCCACGCGCGGATGTAGCGCTCAACCACCGCCTCTCCCTCAGGCTCGGCCTTAAGCATGGGGAATTCCTCCTCCTTGCTCGAGGCGATCTCTTTCCACCCCTCGGTGAGGAACACGGCCGCGCGCCGATCGCTGAGGGTCGCTTCCGCCTTCTCCCGCTCATCCTTCATGCCCTTGAGCTCAGCCTCGATCCCCTCGAGCTTCTTGAGCTTCTCCTGAACCTCGGCGGGAAGCTCCGCCCGTTGCTCCTTGGTGGGCGCCTTCCCGCCCTTGAGCATGAAATCCGTGAGCTTCTGATAGACGCTCTCGAGCTTCTCACCCGTGGCCTCCTCGAGGCCCGCGATCAGATCCTCCTTGATCCGGGCCTGACGGGCCTCGAGTTCCTTGCCGCGGGCTTCCACCTGAGCCGCGCGCGCCTCGAGGTCCTTCTCCTTCTGAGAGAGGGCGGCTTCCTTGTCTCGAAGCGCCTTGTCTCGCCTCATGGCGCTCTTGAGATCGGAGGTGCTCGGCTTCTCCTCCCCGGGCTTACCCTTCTTGCCATCGCCTGCAGCGGCCTTCCCATCGCCCTCGAGCTTCTTGCCGTCCTCGCCCGGCTCCTCGCCCGGCTCCTCGCCCGGCTCCTCGCCCGGCTCCTCGCCCGGCTCCTCGAGGTTGTCGAGGTTGTCGAGGTTGGTGATCCGCACCTCCTCAGAGGTACTACCTTCCTGGCCCTCGCTCCCGTCTGCGTTCTGCTCTCCTCCCGTTGCTCCCTGCGTCTTTACGGCCACGTGCGCCTCCTTGTTGAGAGGTGAAACTATCAAGCTGCAGCTACAGGCGCCTGCCCAGCTGGCGCGGCGGCCGGAGGTGCGCCCGCCTGAGCGGCATCCCTAGCGGCTTCCGCCTCCATGCGCCGCACCATGAAACGGGCCTGCTCCATCCAGCGGCGGAAGAGTTCGAGCACCTCCTCGGGCGCCTTCACCGCGCGCGCCCGGAGGTATTCACTCTGCATCCGCTTGATTCCGTACTTGAGATCCTGGAACGGCTCGGGCGGCTCATAGGCTTCCGCCTCCTCGCCCTCAGGCGCATCGAGGAACCTCTCGACAAGCGCGTCTATGTCGTCTCGCGCGGCCGTCACCACATCCGAGGCCGCCACGAGATCAGGCATGTCCAGGAGGCGCCTGTAATCGAGCGCATCGATCGCCCCATCATCAAAGAGCTCACGCACGGCCTGGCGCCGCGCGGCGGGCTGAGTGGGGAGGCTCGAGCTCGAGAAGATCTTCAGGACAAAGGCGTCCTCATCGAGGGAGACCTCCTGCCATTTGATCCGCTCGGTGTAGCGCGCGCGGGGAACCTGGACATCAATCGGCTCTCCTGCCTCATCCGCCACCCGGGCCAGTGCGATCGAGAGGTGGGCACAGTCCTCAAAGAAGGCCTCCCACTCCTGGTGTACCAGGGCGAACCGCTCGGATTCGGTATCGTTGTACTCACGCAAGGCCGCACCTGAGTTGAGCCCGGCCGGCTTCTTGGCGGCCACGCTCATCTGCGAGATCCCCACGGACTCATACCCCTCGGCAATCGCGCTCTTGTACATGGTGAAGAGTTCGGGGGGGATCACGTTGCCGGTAAGGACCTGGGGCGGCTCCATCCCCTCGAGGATGATGCCCGGCTCATTGGTGAGCTTCTTGATGTTGATCTTGGATCCGCTCCGAACGAAGTAGCGGGCCACGGACATCAGCCGCGCGGTATCCTCGATGTTGCGCAAGATCGAATTGATGGCCCTCTGGCGCGGCGCTAGGAGTTCCGCCACGCCCTGAGCGTAGAAGCCGCGGCGCCTGTGAGCGAACCGGAAGAACACGAAGGGGAAGCGCGAGAGGTTCCACTCCTCATCGAGGATCGTGAGGTTCTCGATGCAGATGGCATGTCTCCCGTCCTCGGCCCCCGGGTAGCTGGGCAAGCGCCAGATCTCTTGCACCTCCACCACATCCCCCAGCTGGGCGAGGTTCTCGAAATGCTTCTCGGGGTGACTCGATCTCTTGGCGATCTCCACCATCTCGAGGGCGTCCGAGAGGCGCTTTGCGTCCCATGGATCGTCACTCTCCGGGCCGTGCCAGTCCTCGATCATCCCGCGCACTACCTCCCGGGAGACGGTGCGCGTATGCAGGAGGGTGCGCGGCTCTTTCGCCCGGCCGTCCATGGCCCCGACCTTCACCTCATCGGGGTCCACCTTCTCAAAGCAGATCCTCCCGTCTGCCACGTACGCCTTGAGTACACCCAAATCTCTCACTGTCCCATCATGGAAGGCCTCTTGGGCCTTCCTGTAGAGGTTGGTGGAGTGAAATACCCCATACACCCACCGATCGAGCCGCGCGGCGCGCCGTTGCTGGCTCCAGGTTCCTCCATCGGTGAGGAAAGTGGCCTTGGGCTTGTTCTTGGAGATCTTGGCGGCCAGGGCTTCCACCGCGCCCCGGATCAGGTTGTAGGAGAGGCTTCCCCATTCGTTCCAGGTGGGGCGCATGTCGTAGCCATCTCCCACCACGTCATAGCGATCATCCCGATCACCAAAGAGGGCGGTAAAGAAGGCGTTTCGGGTGCGGCGCCTTCTCTGCTCCTCCTCCATGGCATCGGCCAGGGTAAACACCTCCTTGTGCACCTCGCCCGAGGGCGCCTTCCACCAATACCCGCGGCTGTTCCCATCATCGGAGATGGGCTTGTCCTGCCCGCCCTCCTCTGTCTCATCGTTCACCGCTGAGTGTCGCTTGGGCATCGGAGCTCCCGCCTATGTGCGCCGAGGGCGCAGACCGTCAAGGAGGGGATCATCCGGCTCCAGCTTCTCAGGGTCAAGCGCGCCGCGCCCCTCCCGCGCGGCCGCCTTGCCCTCGGCATTGGGAGCGAGGGCATCCGAGGGCAGGGCATAGGGAAGGAACGTCACCCGGATCGGACCGATCTCGAGGATCGAGGCTCCCGCCGCGCGCGCGGTCTGGATGATGCGCTCGAGCGAGTCCACCACTGCAGTCCCCGCCAGAGCCTCGAGGACTGCGGCCGTCTGCGGCCCCTGATCTCCTTGTCCTTCCATACGGTGCCCTCCTCCATTCTGTGCTTCCTGAGAATCTCGAGCTGAGCGCGCTCAATGTGCCGGGCCTCACGCTCGGCATGCTGCTTTTCCCGGGTGCGCGGCGGCTCGGGCGGCTTGTCCTCGCCCATTCTCTGCCACGCCTCGCGCCAGGCGTACAAGGCCGCATCGCTCGCATGGTTCGGGAAAGAGGGGTGCTCTCGGGGCGGCTTGTCCTTGGGGCCTTCCGGATCTTTGGGAAGGACGGCCATCTCCCCGGCCACCGCCCCATCCTTAAGGAGGAGGAAGGTTCCATCCATGAGAGCCGCGTTGAGGTTCGCCACATAGGCAGGCTTGCCCGCCTTGTCGGCCGGCTCAACGGGAAGCCCATATTTGAACCGCCAATCCTCCACCGTGGCCTTCACCGCGCCCGAGCGATCCACCTTCACCGCCACGGGATTCCAGCGCTCCACGGCCTCCCGGATCTTCTCCACCTGTTGGCTCGAGGTGAGGCCGCTCCTCTTGAAGCTCTCCACCTCGTACACCTTTCCGTGGGTGTGCGAGAAGGCGAGCACGACAAGGGCGAAAGCATCATCAAAGCCGAGGTCCACCCCCACCACATAGAGCCAGACATGCCCCTCGGGCAGCTTGCCGATATAGCAGTTGCGCTCCTCATTGAAGGCGTAGAAGAGCGCCGAGGAGTCATTGACCCACTGGCCGCGCCACTCGCGCAAGGTGGACGGATCGCCCGGCCCGGTGCGAGCCTCCCGCGCCTCGAGTTCGGCCCGGAAGCGATCGGCTATCTTCTGTCCCTTGAAGTTTAGAGAGAGGTTGTCCAGGCCGCTCCACTCATGCACCTCCCAGCCCTTGAGGCGTAGGGTTCGGCTATTGGCGTCCTCATTCCGGGTGATCTCGTACCAGAATCCCGAGCACACCACTCCAGGGGTTCCGCACAAGAGGATCGAGCCCTCCACGTCCATGAGGGCCGGCCAGAACACATCATCCACAAGGGCCCGGAGCACGCGCGGCGGGAAGGCCTGAGCCTCATCCACCACCACCAAGGCCACCTTGTCACCGCGTTTCTTGCCGAGTTCCTCGAGATCGTCCGCCCCGGTGAGGCGGATCTCGGCCCCGTTCGGATGGTAGAGGGTGGCAAGCGTCTTGTTGACTTCACACCCGAGGGAAAAGTCCTTGTTGAACCGGGTGAGAGGCTTCCACATCAGCTCTCGGGCGCGCTTGCCGGTGATCCCCACGTAGTAGATCACGCAATCGGGGTTTTCAGCCGCGGCCTTGTGGAGGTAGGCGGGGATCGCCTCTGTCTTTCCCGCGCGCCGCGTACAGAAGGCGGCTTTCATGCGAGAGGGCGAGAGGATCAGTGCCCGTTGCCTGTCAAAGCGCGTCTGGAGCATGTCCCCCAGGCGCGGGGAGGGGCCCCTCCGGGTTCGGCGTGCTGGCCGGTGCCTCTTGGCCATCTCCCGGAAGAGGGAGCGCGCGCGGCGCGGAAGGGCCCCCATGCTCGGCTACCTCACTTCTTGGAGCGGGCGCGCGCGGCGCCTTCCGAGCCCGCCTCAAGGAGCTTGCCGAGGAGCTCCGGGAGGTTGGTGGCCTTCTCGATCGTCTTCTTGGACACCTTCACCTCACGGCCGCTCGAGTGTTTGAACACCACCGCGCCCTCGAGGCCTTCCGTCTCATCATGCGCCTCAGTCCACCCAATTGAGAGGAGCTTCTCGATCACGTTCTTGTCGATGCGCACGGCCCACGGAAGGCCGCGCACATCCTGGATCCTCGAGGGCTCAGCTGGAGCAATCTGGGGTTTCTCCACCGTCTGGCCCGGCCCGGGAGGCTCCTGGCCAGGAGGGATGGAGCCTTGCACCTCGAGGGCGGTGAAAAGGAGGCGCTCGAGCACGTCCACGGGCGCGGAAGTAGGGTCCATCCGGGTGTGATCCTTGAGGACGGTCCTGATCCGACCGAACACGGCCGAGACCTGGCCGAGGGTGCCCTCGAGGCTCAGGTGGTGGAGATCCTCGGGATCCACCGCCTTCCTGAGCATGAGCGCCACATCCTCGATTCCATCCCCATGCCCGGCCCGGTAGCTCTCCGAGTGCCGATCGATCCCACCGTAGCGCACGGCCTCAAGGATGCGCTCCATTGCAGGCGCGGCCATCTCCTCGGTGAGCCCGGGGAAACTGGCCCTGAGCGCCTCGAGAAGGAACGTATAGAACTTCCCACCCCGAGGCGGTGAGGTGATGGCTCGCCAGACGGTGCCCTCCTCCTCGCGCTTCACCGGAAAATCCCCGATGCCCTCCACCGCAACGGCCGTCACTGCCTCACCGTGCGTGATGAGGAAGCCCGCGCGCCACTGGGGCGGAAGGCCCGTCCCATGGTTGATGTTCACCTCGGCGCGCGGGGCCGTGGGCCGCTCGGGCACGGGGGGTGCCTCTGGCGGCTTACCCTGGGAGGCCATGGCCTCATACTCGGCCCGGAGGAAGTCCCCGCCGTTGATGGGGATCGAGATCGTCTCCCACTTCCTCTCGATCAGGCGGCTCACGAACACCATGCCCCGATCAAACCAGATGCGGCACTCGGGGCCGGTGGTGGCCACCGCCAGCACGTTGGAGCCGTGCTGCACCCGGGCGAGCATGTCTCGGCCCGCCTGGATTGTGCTACGAAAGACTGCCTTCCTGATAATGGGCTCCTCGATCTCCGGGAGCTCCGCCTCCTGAGTCCCCATACAACACCTCCGGTGTGAACCGGGCGCTGTAGCGCTCGACAAGGCGCGCGCCCGCCCGGGTGTGGAAGGTGTAGCATGCCCCACGCGCGTTAACTGTGTCGAGGAGAAGCCGGGCGAGCCCGTGACGGCGCATGGCCTCTTTCACATAGACCCAATGGACGATGCCAGCTACAGGCGGCATGGCTGGCACGCTGGAGACGCGCTCGAGCACGGCATAGGCCGCGATCTCCTCCGGGTATTCCGCATCCACCGCCAGGAGCACACAGCCTCTCTTGAGGATGGCCATGGCCCTGGCGTGGTGACTCTGGGCGTAGCGCTCCCCCACCACGCGCGCCACCTCGGGGGCCAGCCGTTTCATATTGAGGCCCGCGATCTCCTCGAGCGCGGTGGGCCGCCAGGCCTTGCGCCAGGAGTCGAAGATCAACGGCCAGTCCGCTGAGGTGGCCCACCTGAGCCGAACCGGAAGGGACGGATCCACAGGTGGAAGCGTGGGGAGGTGCATGGGTTACTCCTTGATCGCGAGATCGGGAACCGCGCGGGCCCAGTCACTCGGGCTGAACTCGTACGGGAGCCAGCCCACTTCCCCGCGGGCAGGAGGCCAGGAGCGGACGCGCCAGGGCCAGCCCTCGAACGAAACCGACACGAGAGGGACGCCGGTCTCCCCAGAGGCGATCTCGAGGAGGCCCATCCGGCAGGCATGGGACTCACCCACCGCGAAGTGACGCGCGGCAATCACCACCGCGCTCAGGAGGCTCTCCTGAGACCAGCCGCCCTCTTTCGCCTGGGCTTTCTTCTCGGTCACAGTGGCGCGGAAGAGCTCGAGCGTCTCCCCCTCCTGGCGCGTGAGGTCTGCACCCGCCGCCCGCTCTTCATGCTCCCGGAGCGCCTCAAGGGCCTGGACCTGCAGCTGCAGCCCCCGGATCCCATCTCTCACCGCTCCGGGCGGGAAGTTGCCATCCAGCCCCCTGAGGATGTTCCCGAGGGCGTTGAGCATGTAGGGCGCGGCCTCGGGCCTCATGTGGCCCTCATAGCCACCTGTCTTGTAGACCCTCCCCTCGAAAGCCACATCCGGATCGAACCCGCTATCCCGCTCACCGGCATAGGGCTCGAGGTGGGCGATCAGCTGGCGAACCTCGGAGGGCTCGAGGATGGCCTGAGAGGCCGATTCCTTGACTCCGCGCAACCTCAGCGAAAGGACACAGCGGCCGCGCACCTCCTGGCTGAGTTCCTCGGTGACATGCACGACGCGGCCGGGTGGATTCGTGGGGGCCTCGGGGATGATCTCGGACCACGGGCGGCCCTCCTCCTCATCATCCCCGAAACCGTCTTCAACGTGGGTGCTGAACCCGGGCATGCCCGTCATGATGCGGCCAACGTACGTCCTCAGCTCCTCCTCGGTGGGTTCAGGCACCTCCTGGCTCAGCGCTCCGCTCCGGTAGCGCATCGTCCAGATGAGCTTCCGGGCGGCCTCATCATTTGCCTCCCACACCGCGGTGTATCCGGGCGGCTCGGGCCACGTCTCCCCCGTCCAGTAGTGGGGATCCCGGGGCAGCTCGAGGGCCTCATAGGTGCTGGCCAGGATGTCAGGCTTGATCGGGTAATAGCCCTGGCCGTTGGGCTCCTGAGTAACCCAGTCCCCCGGCTCGAGAATCACTCTCTGATTGTGCGCGGTGATCACATAGGGACGCCTGTGCTCATCTCTCAGCACGCCTGCAGGATCCTCCACGCCCTCGGTGAGCTGAACCGCTTTGATGATCGTGGCCTTCCGTCGAAACAGCTTCACGTGCTCCATTGCGTGTACCTCCGGTGTTGGTGCTGCCTGATGAAACGCGAAAGGTCCGGGATGTTACCTGCCCGAGCTCACTTCTCCACGTGGCCGAGGATGCGCTCCCGGATCAGCTCGAGCGCGCCGAGGAGCAGAACGGGGCGGTAGGCAAGGCGAGTGAAGGTGAGGCCGCCGCCCGTGTATTCCTGGCCCTCGATGTGGTGGATCCCGATGATGGCAAAGGACTGGAGTTCCCCGCGGCGGGCCCGCTCGAGCATGTCCTCGAGCATCGCCACGCCCTCAGAGCTCGCCTCGAGCACGCCTGGCGCGCGGCCTCCTGGGATGAGCCGGAAGGGGATACTCAATGGCTGCCCGAGGTTGCCGAACATATGACCGTCAGGCGCCGCTGGCTTCTGTTCCCCATCTCCGGTGTCACCGCTCACCCTTTGCCTCCTTGGTGGGTTCACTCGCAGTCTTGTCCAGAATCGCGCGCCTGAGAAGCTCCATCCTCTCGGGCGGGAGCTTCTCGAGGCCAGCCGTGAGCTTCTCGGCGGGGCAGGCGTTGAGGGCTTCCGTCACGAGTTCATCATCTGAGAGCTGATCGGCCCCATCCGCCTTGTTCGCCTCCCGGTCCTCTTTGGCTAGGGCGGCAAGCGCGGATGCCACCTGCCCCAGGGCTGAGACCATCTCTGAATCCGGCATTGCCCCTGCCGAGACTTGCGCCTCGAGGCGGCCCACGATACGCCGGAATAGACGGCCGCACCGATCCACCTGATCGGCCAGAGTGCCACCCTCCTCCTCGGTGGAGATCTGGAGCTCCTCAGGGTCCACCATCTGGTGAGTAGGCACGGCCTTTCCAAAGCCCCACTCTTTCAGCTGGCGCGACGACTCCTGAACCTCACGCACATTGGGCTTTCTGCGGTGGATGAGGATCCCGTCCTTGTCCTTGTCCACCCGGCCAACGAAGGTTTCCTCAACCTCGATCCGCCCTTCAACGATCGCGAGGTGCACCTCCCAGAGGGCCTGCCCGTTGCGCGTGGCTTCCCGAATGGCTCGAGCAAAGCGGGTGCCGGCCAGGCCTCGCCCACCCGGGCAAGGGCTATTGCCCGGCCCTCCTGCAAATGTCCCGTCTTTCTTCCGTGCTACCTCCGAGCCCTCGGCCACGGGTTTCTCCTGGGGCCCGGTGGCTGGATCGCCTGTACCTGAGAGGCCCCTGATCTCAGGCTTGGGGTGCCGAGACCTTCGACGTGTGGGCTTGTCCTGCTCAGGCATGGCGGGAGGTTCCTTCCTTTTCGCGATCCATAGCACGCCAACCGCTCTCTCGCGCTAGGCTTCCTCTTGGCCCGTGGAGTCCGGTGGCCGCGGTGGCGGGTTCGACTCCCGGAAGTCCATCGGCGTGGTGTGAGGGGTTCGATTCCCCTCAGGACTCCATGGGCCACCTGACTCATAACCTCGAGGTCTCACATGCGTCCTGTTCTCGCCGTTGCCGCGATCCTCTTTCCCTTCCTGGCCCTGGCCGATCCCCCCCAGGATGCCCCGATTCAGCACACCGAGCGCACCGTCCTAGTGCCCCCCCTCTATGTCACCTCCGGGGATGCCGCGCCGCGCTTCCCGCCTACTCAGCTGGAATGCCGAGACTGGGAGAAGCGGGCTCAGGACTGGGGAGCTTTCTCCAGGGTGATGGCAGGCCTCGGGGCCACTTCCACCGCGATCGGCGCGGCGCTCATCGCCTTCACCAACCGCAAGAAGCAGGCGGCGGCCGTCTCGGGCCTTGTTCTGGCGCTCTCGGCGGGAGCGGGAGGGTGGGCTCTCTACAATGAGAGCGCCTACTCGAGCCGCTGGAATGAGCGCTGCACCGTGAACGGAACCGCCCTCTACCCGAGGACGTGACAGACCGCTCTGCTACAACCCTTCTGAACCGCTCGAGGTGCTCATAACCGAGGTATGCCCTCCATACCCAGGCGAGGGCGTCTCGAGCATAGCCAGGAGGTGAATAGGCCCGGTCCTCTCGCTCACAGGGGACTGGGCCTTTCTATTCAGCGGCCCCTCCGGTCTTTTACTCCGCGCCACTGCTGGCCGATCATCGAGACAGCCACCATGGCAACATCCTTGCTGCACTTCGCACAGCTCAGCACGGCCACCCGCGCGCCTGGCCCTGACTCCTCCCTCATCTCTGGAGAGGAGTGAAAGGCGAGGCGGAACACCGAACCGCTGCAGCTGGAGCACGCCTTGTGCTCCACATCATCATGGACCTCGATCTCCTGCGGCGCTTGGCCGGCAAGGCCCAGCTGTGACGCTTCCCGGTTCTCCTCTATCTCCTGCGGATGCGCGCACCTCGCACAGACATAGGCTCCCGTCTTCTGTCCTGGGACGGTGATCAGAAGCCACCCCGAGCGGCCGCACCCCCTGGGGCACCGTCTCGCCGCGCGACTTGGCACCTTGCCCGCTTTCACGAGGAAGCTCTCGGGGCGGACTGGATCGAGATCTCCAGGGTTGCGCCGCTCCCCGATGCCTTCTCCTGAATCAGGAGTGTTGGCCACAGGGGGACATGGTTCCGGTTAGCCACGTCCTTGAGGAGCTCCTTGATCCAGTAGGCATGTTCAAGCTCGGCATTGAGTCCAGCCGTCAGGTTGTAGGTCACCGAGGATCGGCCGCGATCCTTGCCGGCCTGAATGGAGCCCTCAACACCCATCACCCGCTCTAGCACCTCCCCGAACGTGCGCCCGGTGAGCACGTTGCCAGTCCCCGCGCGCTTCACCTGATAGCGGCCGTCTGGGGTGGAGCCCACAATCTTCCACCGCGGGAAGTCTCGCTCGAGCGCGGACAGGAGGCGATCCCGCTCGCCGGCCACACGGTCAATCTGTCCAAAGACTCCGGGCTTCTCGGCCTCTGTGGACTTGCCTGTGTCCTTCACTTCAAAAAGCAGGGCTTGGACGGGGCCCGTCTTCTCCTTCTTTTTCATGGCGCGTTGGCCTCCTGGGAGAGGTGCTGGAGCTTCTCGAGAAGCTCCTTGGGTGAGGGCGCGAAAATGTCATGTGTCTCGAGGCCGGTTCCCGCGCGCCAGGCGCACCAACCCGAGCCCTTCACCCACCCGCCCCACCGGAAGCCGTAGCGCTCAACCCTCTCCGAGGCCTCGAGGGCTTCCGCCTGCAGCTGCAGTGTGTCCCCGTCACGCCTGAGCGCGCGCCGCACCTCGCGCACCCCGCCTGCCGTCGCCTCGAGCTCGGCCCACAGTCCCACGCCCGAGCCGGGCGAGCCATCCACGCCACTGAGGAGCTTGGCCGCGCCCTCAATCTGCGTTAGAGCGTTGCTCAGCATGGACAGGGCCTCCTCGATGCTCAGCCGGGCGCGGCGCATGTCCCGCGGCCACGTGGCAGGATCCAGGGCGTTCATAGAGTTGCACCAATGGCCTCGAGAAGCTCGAGGGAGCGCTCCACGATCTTCCAGCGCCTCTCCGCCTCCTCATCCTTCTCGGCCGAGGAGAGATCGCTCTCGGTGGTGAGCCAATCGAAGTGAACCCGAACCATGCGCGCAAGATCAGCCACGTGAGGCCCTGGCACAGCTGGGCGAGGATCCGCCCCCCTGTTCCACCCGCGGGCACGCGCGGCCTCAAGGAGCGCCTCCTCCACCGCGCCCGAGCGGTTCGCCCGGGGAAGCTGCCCGTCCTTCCGAAAGCTCACCAGGAACTCGAGCGCATCCACCCCGGGCTGTGTGAGGGTAAAGCGCGCGTTGGGCTCGGCCACGGTGCCAGGAGCGGCGTTCTGGTGACTCACGAGAACCGCTCCCGAAGCTCGAGGCACTCCACTTCAAAGATCACCGTGGCGTTGGGAGGAATGACGGGGGGCGCGCCGCGCGCGCCATAGGCGTAGCTCGGGGGCAGGGTGATCCGCCGCACCTCCCCGGCCCGGATGCCCACCAAGCCGAGATTCCACCCCTCGATCACCTTGTTCTCGCCGAGCCGGAAGGTGAAGCCCTGCCCGCGCGCGCGGCTGTCATCGAACACCGTTCCGCTCTCAAGCTTCCCCACGTAATGCACGGTGATCGCCTGGCCGTTCCTGGCTTCCTTGCCTGTCCCCGCCTTGAGCGTCTCTTTCATGCTGCACCTCTGGGGTTGGAAAGAAAACTCCCGAGATGCGGCCCCATGCCGCACCCCGGGTGAGACGGGTAAGATCGTCGCCACTCGGCAGAGTAGCCCTACCTTTCTTTGTCTGCCTTGTTGAACTGCACCCGCCTCATACTGGGGAGCCGGGGATCGAACCCGGGCCTATAGATTCAAAGTCTATCGCTCTACCCTTGAGCCACTCCCCGAAACCTCGAGGCCGGATTGCCCACCGGCCACCCTGGGCCCTTAACCTCCTCCGGAAGCCGCTTGCGTGGGAAAGGTGGTAACCACCGTCAGGAGGAGATTGGCCTCCTTGAGGCTCTCCCGCGCCCCATCCATACACTCGGCCAGATCCGAGACGGCATCTTCAGTCTCGAGGTCAAGCTCGATGATCCCCGAGCGGGTGGGCAGGAGCGTGTTCACCTCGGAGAGCCGCTGCTTGATCTCTTCAAGCGCTCCAGCTTGCCGGGCATTGAGCGGGAAGACGCGCTCGAGAGACACGGGGCCCCGCTCACCCTCCACCCACACCACCGAGGCGGCCCGAGCAATGAGCGCCGCGCTACGGGTGCGCGTGATGAATGACTCGCCACTCTCCGAAACAACCACCACCGGAGATCCCGCCTTGTGCTTGCGGTTCCACTCGAGCACATCACGCATGCCGCACCTGCCTGAGCACCTTGAGCTTCCCAACCTGGATTACCTCGAACATCCCCAAGAGCCGCCGCACGATGCCGGGCCAGCCCCCGGGGCCCTGCTGGCCCTCGAGCTGTCCGATCACCTCAGGCGGCTTGCGCTGCAGCCTCGCAACGGGGCGCGCGTGCCCCTTCCCCGCGTTGGCGCGGCGCTCTTCCACCACGTAATACACCTTGCCGGGCTTGGCCTCCTCCCTGTCTACGGGGTGCACCTTGAGCTTTCCGATCTGCATGGGTTGCTTCCTCCTTACTGGGTGAATCCTCAATGAGAGTCAGGCTATCCCGGTGCTCGAGCTGCCAGGGGGTGTTGAAGGCATCCCCGCCATGCCGCGCAAGCAGCGAATCCCACATTACATAGACAACCGCCCTTTCCCTCCGGGCGGACATCACGGTGCCCACAAGGGAGCCCATCATCACCCGATCGCCCTTCGTTGCTTTCCCTGACTTGGTTGGCATAGGCACCCTCAATGCTTTCCGCCACACTGGCAACGGCTCTTCACGATCTCGTCGATAGGCTTGAGGTGCTCGGGCCCCTGGACACCCGTGGC